GCCCGCTGCTCGCCCATGAAGAGCTGCACGGCGGCCGCGTGCTCTTCGAGCGTGTCAAAGTCGGCGATCTTCGGGTAGTCCGCCATCGCCGCATAGCGCTTGGCGTCGGCTTTCCGATCGGGCGGCGCGGGTGCCGCTGGCTTGGGGGTCTCGGGTGCCGGCGCGGGTGCCGGCGCCGCCGGACGCGACGCGAGTTGCGCTTTGAGGCGGGCGTTCTCGTCGCGGAGCGCCGTGGTGGCACTTTCCGCGGCTTTCTGGGCGGCGTCGTTGATCGCTTGCTGGCGACGGGAGACATGCCGTTCGGCCGGGGGCGCGCCGTCGGCGGCCGCCGGCGTGTCAGACGTTGGCGTCTCGACCGGCGCGGGCACGGCCGCGAGCGGCTTGCCCAGCTTCTCGGCGCGACGGGCCTCGCGGTAGGCGCCCGTGTCGCCCGACACGATGGCCGCCGCGCTGGCGGGAATCGTCTCGGGACTCACCGCAGCCGGCGCAGGGGCCGGGGGCGTCGCGACGGCCGCAGCAGGCTCGCTCATTGGCCGTGCGGGTGGTGCGTCTTCTGAATGGGCGATTCCGTCGCCGGCGTGGGGGCCGGGTCAGGGGGAGGCGCAGGGGCCGGCGGCACCTTGCCGGCGGGATCGACGGGCGGCGCCGGCGCCGACGAGGGCGGCGTCTGCGGATGCGGATGCGGATGCGGGTGCGCCTGCGGCTGCGTCGTCATGCCAGCTCCGCGCACGCTGTCCCTCGCGCGACGTGTCCCTCAGTGAGCACCACAACGACAAACGGCGTGGCTCGACCCCCGCCATCCACTGCGAGGTGAGCATCACGCCGTCCGTCGTGCGGTCCTTGTCGGCGAGTGCACTGCTGGACAACGGCAGGTTTCGGGAGCGACCCTAGCACACGCGCAAAGCGTTGGCGTTTACCTTACTTCATTTTGTCGGCGCCACGACGGAAATCTTGATTTCATGCCCATTCGCGCACCCCCAGAGGTTCGACGACCCCAGCTGATGCAGCGGGCCGCCGCAGTGCGGACAGACGACCGGGGGCAGCTTACGTGCCATTCCCGTTCACGCCCGCGTCCGGCGGTTGGGCCTCGAGCGCTTGCTGATGCGCCACCGCGCCCGCTTCGAGGCCGTGCTGGTGCGCCTGCGTCTGCTGGATCATGTCGCTGTGATGCGCGCCCGACGCGAGCACGACCTCGTGCAGCCGGTCCTTCACCGCCTCCCGCGCCTCGTGAATCTTGTCTTGCACGCCCTGGACCCGCAGGCCCATCCGGTCCCGCTCTTCGAGGAACAGCGCAATCCGGTCGACTTTCGCCGACAGCTCGGCCACGGCGAGCTTCGTCTCGGAATCGCGCTCGAGCTTTTCGCGCTGGAACGTGAGATCCATCGTTTTCAGCTTCTCAGCGCTCTGATACTTCAGGCTCTCCGTTTGCTGTTGCTGCGTCAACTGTTGAATCTGCTGCTGCGCTTGTTGCAGCTTGCCCATTAGCGCTTGCATCTCCGGGGGCAGTGGCTTCCCATTCGGCCCGGGCGGCGGCGGCGGATCCAGCAAGTCGACAATCTCCTCGCCAATCGGGCCGAGGTTCTTCAGCTTGATCGATTTCGCCAAGAGCTTCTTGGCATCGGGCGCGCCGGCGATCTGGGCAATCATCGGCAGCGCGCCCACCATGCCATCCACGAACTCGGCGGCCTCGACCCGCTGGCTTTCGGTCGCGGGCCCCGTGCTCACGGTCACGCGGTAATCGCCCTTCGTGAAGATGCCGTCGGGATCGCTCGGGTCGTTGATGGTGACGACGGAGCCTTTGCCCTGCACGGCTTCGCGCACCGGCACCTGGCGCTTCGTATCGAGCCGCAGTTCGATTTGCTCTTCGAGGATGATGCCGACGCGCTCGATCATCAGGTCGTAGTTATCGACGAAGTGAAACGCGCCACGCTGCGAGCCCGACTCAATCTGCTGATGCGCGACGCCGGAGCGCTGGTCTTGTTGCTCCTGCATCGGTGTCGCCTGCGGCAAGATGCCCATCGCGGCTTGGATCGCCCGCCGCGCGCCTTCTTTCGCGGCTTCGACGTTCTCAAGCGGCGGATCCCAGGATTGCTTTTGCGGCAGCGGCAGCGTGACCGTCGGGGGCGTGATCTCCGTGCGTTCGCGCACGGTCAGCACCGGCACCGGCTCGTGCGCCGCCTTCGCCCACAGGTCCGGATGCACGATCTGGCCCTCATAGGCGATATAGCTCGAGCGCGTGACGCCGCCAATCGCTTCCGCCACGCTCGAGACCATGTAGCAGTAGAGCATGTAGGGGTCGCGCGCGAGCCGCGTGAGGCTCAAGAGGCGCAGACTCGAGCCCGCGCCGCCGTCATCGACATAGAGCGCCTTGCCGCGGCACGACACGAACGGCAGATGCCGGCCCTGCCACGGAATCGCATCGAGAATCTCAAAGCCGTTCGTGAGGCAGGCCTCAACGCGCTCGTCATCGACGTCCTCTTCGCGAATGTTCTCCATGCCCTCCGGCAGCTTGCCGTCTGGTAACTCATCTTCGAGCGCCATGAGCGCGGCCTCATCGCTCATCCCCGTCGGCCGAAAGGCGATGAGCTTGCGGGTCTCCGCGCGCAGCGTCCAGTATTCGGCAACGTAGATGAGATCGCGCCCGAGGCCGGCATCGCGCATAATCCAGCCGGGCGCCAGGCCGCGCGCCTCCCCGCCGAAACTCTTGCGCGTCGCCTTTGGGAACTGGCGATTGAATTCGGCCAGGGTAAAGGGATTCAGGTAGAACAGATATTTCAGGTCGCGCCCATCCGGCCACACGCCATTCGGCCCCGGGAGCACTTGATCGGGATTGACCACCGGCTCAATCCAGAGGTTCTGATTGAACGTGCGCGGGTGCTCCCGCTTGGCGCGCACCACGAGCCAGCCAATCGAGCTCGTCACGGCATCGGCGAACGCCGTGCAATAGGCCATCTGCGCGTGCGAGCGGTATTCCACTTCGCGCGTGTGGTTCTCGTAGAACTCCGCGCCTGTGTCGTTCGCGCCGTTCCCGGTCGGCGCGAAGTGAATCGCGCGCGGGTTCGCCCGCACGCCGTTCACCGCCTGGTTGATGTATTGGTTGAGTTCGTCGGAGGCGAGACACGGCCGTTTCGCGCTGGTGCGCTGCTTCTTGCCATGCGGGTCGAGGGCTTGCCAGGGATCGCCGGCGACGCAGAGGCGATCGGTGCGCGCCTCGTCGAGAATCGCGGCCCACTCGCGCGCGGCGATGACATGGCGGTCGCGAATCTCCTCGAGGAGCGCGGCATCCGATGCCATCTAGGTCCAGCCACTCTCATGAGTGAGCCAACACGCCCACAGCCACACGCACCACGCATGCGTCAACGGCGGCTGCGCCCGGCCGAGATTGAGCGGACTCATCGGATGATCCACCGACTACACGCGCACTCCAGGCGCAGCGCTGGCGCAGATGAGGCCCCGTCGGTCAGCTGCACGCTCGGCGTTGCCAGCATCTGGACTTCGTCGTGGCACAGGCCACAGCGGCAGAACGCGGTCATCCCCTGCTCTTTGCACCAGCCCGCCAGCCGGAAGAACTTCTTGAAGGTCGCGCGCGTGAGGACGTGTTCGGCTTTGAGTAGCGTCGGCAGGCCCGTCGCCAGCGGCGAGGTCTGCAGCGGGCGGTGCGCGCCAGACCCGGTCATGCGCGCTTCGGGTGCAGGAACTTGCCCAGATTCCGGCTGGGATGGGACGCCGAGAAGCCGCGTTGCGACGCCGCGAGCAGCGACCCCGGTTTCGCCTGGTACTCTTGCTTGCCGCCCGCGGCCGCGCGCTTTTCGCTCAGCATGATGGCGACGGCCTGTTTCTGGGCCTTGACCGGCTTGCCGCTCCCGCCGGATTTCAGCCGGCCCGTGCCCCATTTGTGCATGACTTCATTCCACGGCATGCGTCGCTGCCCCCACGGCAAAGTCCAACAGCTTGTCACACGGCGCGCAAATCCACGCCTTCAGGCCCCAATCATACCGCCCGTGGCCGCTCGCCTGCCCGCAGACGGCGCACGGCGGGTCGAGCGTCGTCAGGTCCTTCGTGACGTAGATCGGGCGAATAAACGACGAAATCTTGCGATGCTGCGGCGTCCGGTAGAACGGCCGATCGTCCGGATGCCGTTTGGGCATGTCGTAACCTTACACCCGATAGGGCTCAGAACCGCCGAGGATTCGATTCTGAGGCCCTCGTGAGGCCCTCCCTAGCCCCACGTGCTCGCCGGCCGATAGACCGGCTCTGGCGCCAGCGGCGGCGGCGCGACCGCTTGCGCGAACGTCAGGCAGAAGGCATCCCAGTCATCCGGGCTCGCCTCCCCCCGTGCCGCAATGTCCGCCTTGGACTCGATGACCAGCTTCCCGCTCTGGTTCAGGTGGTAGCCGGCGAGCGCCGCCTGGTCGCAGAGCGTATCCTCATCGGGCAGCGCGCCCAACAGGAGCCAGTCCTTCGCCTTGGCATACATGAACGCCCGCATGTTCAGCATGTGCGCGTCCGGCGACCCGGCCCCGAAGTTGACCTCGTAGACGTGCGTATAGCCGAGCGCCTTCAGCCGCACGGCAATCGCGGCGCCAAACGCGGCATCGATGAAGAGCGCGGCGAGTTCGTGTCCCTCGCGCCGGTCGGCCAGGAGTTCGGCACAGATGCCGACGCGCTCGGACCGCTCCGGGTCGCGTTCGCCCGGAATTCGAATGGCCGGCAGCGCGTTCCCGTCCAGGCCGCGGCGGAAGCGAATGACGTTCCACGCCTTGCCACCGCCGGAGACATCGAAGCCGGCAATCAGCGGCTCCCGGGCGATCGGCAGCGGCTTCCGCTTGCGCGCGGCATCAATCCGCGCCTTGTCAATGTATTGGAGTTCGCTCGCGCTCGGCGGATACCCGAGGATGCGCACCTTCACGTAGTCGCTGTCGATGCCGTAGTCGGCGATGTGTTGGGCGATGAGTGCCTGGTTGGGGAACCGCGACGTGCGCGAGTCGATGCGCCGATGGTTCCAGCGCGGCGCCTCGTTGCCGAAGCAGACGCGATAGAACATGCCCGTGTTGCGAATCATCTGGCCCCAGGCGAACCACATGGGCTCGCCGTCCATCAAGCCGCCCGAGGCTTCCTCCCAAATCTTATCGGGCACGCCAGAGGCTTCGTCGAAGAGATACCAGCTCGTCGAGGTGCGTGCGTGCTGGCCGGCGAAGCTGTGCGCGTTGTCGGCATCGGCCGTCTGCGCGACCAGTTTCCAGCTCTTGGGCGAGCTTTTGGCGTAGATGAGCCGGGACTGGATGACAAACCAGTGGCTCGTAATGCAGAGGTTCGTCCACCAGACGATCGCCGCCCAGGTGCGCACCTCAAGCTGCGTGGCGGTGCCGGCCGTGACGGTGCCGATGCTGTCGGGCCGTGTGCTCAGAATCCAGTCGGCGATCCAGGCACCTTGCGCGCTCTTGCCGGTGTCGTGGCCACTCGTTTCCGCCATCTGAATCGGCAGGACCGGCGTATGGCCGTCGAACGCGCGCGTCTTCACTTCGGCGCCGAGGTCGAGGAGGAACTGGCGCTGATTGTCGTCGGGGCCGATTTCGTGCTCGAGCGGCGTGCCGGGTTCGCCCCAGGGATAACACGCCAAGACGAAGCCGAGCGGGTCGTCAATGAACTGCGCGACGAAGTCTTCGAGCTCGGCATCAATCGCCGCCGACGGGGGCGCGGCCCGCCCATCGGTCACGCGCCAGGCTGCACCGAAATTGTTCACGCTTTCGCTTTTGCCAGGCGCGCGCGCGCCGCCCGCAAGCGATCCCCCATCTGGAGCTCGAGCGCGCCGCTCATCTGGACCTGGAGCTGTTCCGCCGGTTTGTCGAGCGCGCGGTTCATGAGGTCCGTATAGGCCTGCGTGTTTGGCGCCTGCGTGAAGATTTTGAATGCCTCGGCGCCGGCCGCGCACGCCGCATCGACCTGCGCCTCGTTTGTCGCGCGCGTAAAGGTGCCGTCCGGATTGCGGAGGACGATGTAGGCGATCCCCTTCGCGTGCGCGATTTGCGCAAGGGTCATCGGCTCCAGATGCGCGGTGATGATCTGGCGCGTCAGCTCGCGCGCGGCCTCTTTTTCCAGCGTTTTCTGATGTTTATAGCCTTTGGGCTTGCCGCCGTAACGCTGACCTTTCGGGACCGACACAGCTAAGTATAGGCGCAATAGGATTCTCGCTGATAGGCGGCGACGGGTTGCTCCTCCCCGTCGAGCTCGAGCAGCACCACCCCAGTGTCATATGCGATCGCGAGCAGCGTATCCCATTGACCGACGGACATTGTGATCGTCAGCGTGCCAGGCTTGAGGGGGAGCACGGAGTCGAGGGGTACCGAACGTAGCATGGGTCGTTTCATGGATGGTTCCACAGGTACAGGGATGAGGCTATAACCTTTGAAAATAGTAAATATGACATAAGGGAATATCGATGATTCCAACGTGCCAATGGTGCCTATATAGGGGAAGGTCTGTAACCTTCCCCCCCGCGATATAGGCACGACACCCAGTTTGGCCAGTCGCAGTCATAGTTACAGATAGTGACAGAGATGCTAACTGTCACTAGCGGTCCTCACTAGACGAATCCTCGGCAGACTCAAGGCGCACATAACACACGGTTTTCCAGCCTTTGATGACCGCATCGTGGTGGCCCACGGACGGTCGGCCGCGCAAGGCCTGCCGCACGAGCCGGCGATGCGTATTCGTCGCTTTTGTCCCGGCCGGGACGAGCCCCGCCGCATAGGCAATGGCCGACGCGCTGCGCGGCGTGCTGGAGAGCGCGCCGGTCTCACAAATCAACTTCCAATTGCTCTCCGCAGCGAGCGACTGCGTGTCCCCGACGACCGTGAGCGCGCCAGACGTGCGGTCGTAGTCCACCGTCAGTTCGGTAAAGTCCACGAATCGCCCTTTGCCGCTCAGCTTACGGGTTGAGGCAAACGCGCCTTTGGCATAGCGCAGCCACAGCGCGTAATCAGCAGCTGCCGCCAACGCGGAGGCACCTCGCATGGCCCGCGAGGGGTCCGCGCCGTCTGCCTGGTCCTCGTTTTTGCCGGCGTGCGCATCCGCCAGCCACGGGACGCCGGTGACGCGCGTTGCCGCTTTGACCTGCTCCACGACGCGCACCGCACCGGCGTTGTCGTTTTCGTCCTTCACGAGCGTGGACACTACGGCTTGCCAGGAGGCAATCAGAACCAGCCCGTAGTGGCCCGCCGTGACGGTCCCGACAATACGACGCAGACCGTCGGCGTCGAGCTGGATGGGCGCGCGGTAAAAGGTCAAGCGGTCTGGGTCGAGGACGAGCGTGCGCGCGAGGTAGGCCGTATATTCGGGGGGATCTTCAGCGGCAATGAGCAAGACGCGCGCGGCGACCGTGTCTCGCTCAAGGAACGGCTGGCCCATCGCGACGGCGGCTGCGAGCCCTTGCGCGAAAGTGGTTTTGCCGACCTTGGCGTAAGCGACCAAGAGGCCGAGCGTGCCGTAGGCCGGAATCATGCCGTCCACGACATAGCGCACGCCTTCCGCCGCGATGCGTTGCCCCTCCTGCGCGACGACCGGGCCGTCCGCTAAAAACGCCGGGTCGAGCGCATCGACTGGCACGGGCCGCGGGACGGCGAGGATGAGCGCGTCGAGCTCCTCGACCGTATGCCCGGCATCCAGCCAATCACTGATATCGCTTTTGGGAGGGCCCGGGAACGGCGGCAGCGTCAGACAGGACAACCCTGCGGTCTGCAAATGCTGCGCGGCAACGGCGACATGCGCGGCGCCTTCTGCGTCGAAATCCTGTAAGAGAATCACGCGCTGCACGCCGAGCGCCTTCAGCGCGAGCGATTCGCTCGGCCCCCATTTTTTCGCGCCGCCGGTGTTGCAGGTCGCCGGCAGGCCCAGTGTCCAGAGCCGATCCACGTCCTTTTCGCCCTCGCAGAGGAACACGCGCGCATGGCCGGCGAGCTCCGGTAAACGATAGGGCAGGCGTTCGACGCCGGTCATCTTCCACAAATAGCCCCCGGCGCCGTCTGGTTGGCGTTGACGAAAGCCTTTCGGCGACAGCGTGCGCACGACTTGGTACCGGAGCACGCCCGTGGCGTCGCGGTAGTCATAGACCTGCTCGAGCGGCGTGCCATTTGTCCGTGGCGGCAACACGTCGTTCCAGGTGAGGCCCGCCGTCCGGAGGATGTCCGAGGTCGTACAGCCGGCACTACGGCAGATGAACACGGGGACTTCGACGCCTTCGGCAATGTCCAGCGACGCCGTGGCGTCCGGATGAGCCGGACAGCGGGTGCGATAGTTCAGCCCGATTTTTTTGGCGGGATCGAAATGCGCGAGAATCTCGGCAAAGCTGAGCACGGGTTAGGCCGATCGGAAACCGGGCCAGAGCCGAAGAATGACGCGCGCCAACGGCGACGAGACCCGCAGCGGGAGACGGCACAATAGCCCAACGATCGCGCGTTTAAAAACAGATGCCACGCGGCGCCTCTTTCCAGGCGAAGGAGGGGAACACCGAGCTGTGCGATGGGAAAGCACCGCACACGCAGATCCCACGGAGCGGGGCCGGCCAAGCCCGCTCGGTGCGCTGCGAATTATATCAGAGGAGTTAGCGAATCTGCATGGCGATGTAGCGGCGGAGCTCGTCCTCGAGCGCCTGGCAGCAGCGCGCCAGCGCCGCATATCGCTGGCCGGCCTCGTGCACCTGCGCGAGCGCGATCTGCAACATCTCGCGGTAGAGCTCCGCCTCGCTCATCACAACCGCTCAATCAGGGGGACGCGGCATCGGTCCGGAAATCTCCAACTCTCGCGCGTGACGTTCGCCGGCACCGCGAGCGCCTGGATCTGCTCGCGTTCGACGCCTGAGAGATACGCGCTGCCGCTTTTGACCTGGATGCAGCGCACGTCGTGCGCGCCGATGCCGATGACGTCGAAGAGACCGAGAGAGCCGCCGGCCTTCGTGCAGCGGTAGCCGGCCGCTTCGAGGATGCGCATGGCGCGGCGCTCGGCTCGTGAGCCTTTGGCTTTCGCGTTCATTCGGCAAAGAGCGGCGTTTGCTCCGCGGTGCGTTCGCTGAGCGCGGCCTCGACATTCTTGACCGCCTGGTGGAAGTAGGACGCCTTCAGTTCGATGCCCACGCCTTTGCGCCCGTTGCGCACCGCGCCGTAGACTTCCGAGCCGACACCCATGAATGGCGTCAGCACGGTTTCGCCGGGATTGCTCCACAGCACGAGCGCGCGCTCGATAACATCAAGCTGCAATGGATGCACGTGTCGCTCGTCCTCTTCGACGCGTGCCTGCGTATGCGGAAGCACCCGATCGAGACGCACATCGTCCCAAAACGCAGAGGCATATTGTCGCCACACCCACTGCGAATAGCGGTTTTCGAGCTGACTGCCCTGCCAGCCGCGAAAGCGTAAATCTTCTGCCGGCGGTTTCCGCTCCCCGTAGTAGTCGGTCAAGCCTGTGGGATGCTCGACGGGAATCGTGTTCGTGCCCGAGCGCCGAAAGATGAGCACGTAATCCGCATTGGCAATACTGCACCGCGTCGAGTCCACCGTGACCACCTTGTGCGAGAGCGTCTTCGTCATCGTCCGGTTTCGCACCGTGAGCGGCTCTTTCCAGACGTGATAGCGCGCGACATACGCCCAGCCTTCGCGCTCGTGCAGGCGGATGATGTCGCCGGGAAAGTCGCGCAGATGATCGAGGCCGGTATTGCCGGTCGGAATGTCCATGCAATGCACGGCCGACATGCGACCCGGGCGCGTGAGCCGGTGCAGCGCGCGCACGACGAAGGTGTAGTGCTCGAAAAACTCTCCATAGTTCAGGCAATTCGAGAGGTCACGCTCGTCGGAACTGTATTGGTAGAGGCCACCGAACGGCGGCGAATAGAGCGAGAGATGCACCGACTCGGCCGGCAGCGATCCCATCACGTCCATCGCGTCGCCTAGATAGAGAGCATAACGGTCTGTGATGACTTGATTAGCGACTGGCACGATATTTCTCCACGTGAATAGCACGACAGTGCCGGGCCTCATCACACCCATGCTGGCACCTCCACAGGTGCGCCTTCCTGCATGGACCGCTCGAGACCGGTCGCGTCGTGCATCAGGCGCACGAGTTCCGCGAACATCACATCGGCGGCGGCGGCTTTGCGCGCCATATTCTCACGCACATGCGCCTCGCCTTCGGTCGAGACGATATCCACGCGCACCGGCTGTGTCTGGCCGAAGCGCCAGCACCGCCGCACGGACTGATAGAACTGCTCGTAACTGTGCGAGGCGAACGTCACGACGTGCGCGCAGTGCTGCCAGTTCATCCCCCACGCGCCGATTTTCGGTTTGATGACGAGCACGCGCAGCTCGCCGGTCGCGAACGCGCGATAGGCGTCCTCTTTCTCGTCATCGGTGTCGGCGCCTTTCACTTGACGCGCACCAGGAATCGCGCGCACGAGGGCATCGCCTTCGATGTTCATGTGACACCAGACGACCGCCGGTTGGCGATGATCGACCAGGGAGGCGACCAGCGCGACGCGCTCGTCCAGCGTGCGCCGCCGTTCGTCGCGCTCTTCTTGCAGGCCCACGACCGGTACCGTGAAGAGCATCCCGTCTTGTGGACGTGTCGGGATGACGATGTGATGCCGCTCCTCGAGGGGAGGCAAGACGAAGCGGTCATCTGCGAAGCCGAGGTCGCTCGGACGCCGACACGCGCGCGCCCAGGACGCAATCCACCGCCAGAAGGGCGTCACCGCATGGCCTTTGAGCCGCCAACTACTGCCGGTTCCGCTTACATTGACACCTGCCGTAATATCTCGTCCGTGCTTCAGTTGGTTTAATTGATGGACCTGTTTGTCCATCTTGAAGAATCGACTGAGCATATCCACCATGCCGAGTTCGCCGAGCGCTTCAGAGGAGGTGCCGAGTTCGACATAATCATTGGGGGCAGCCGTCGCGGTCCACAAGGACCGATAGGGCATATTCCACATGAACCGCGTCACGGCTTTCTGCGTCGCGCCCGCGAAGTGCTTGAGGATGCTCGATTCATCGCACACGACACCGGCGAAGTCCTCAGGCGTAAACAGATGCAGCTTTTCGTAGTTCGTAATGACTATCGTCGGCTGGGCAGGGACGGCGCCATCGCGGGACCGCACCGCGGGAATCGCAAACTTCTCGGCTTCGGCCAGGGTTTGGGCTCCGACGGCGAGCGGCGTGAGTAGCAGGACCGACCGATTCGTGTGCTCGACCACGTTCTGCGCCCACACGAGCTGCATCGGGGTTTTGCCGAGCCCGCAATCGGCGAATACCGCGGCGCGGCCTTTCCGTGTCGCCCACTCGACGAGAGAGGCTTGAAAGTCGTAAAGCCAGGAGGGCAGGAACGTTGGCGCGAATCCGTGATTCCCGCCGAGCTGTCGCTTGCGCTCGAGAAAGTCGGCGTAGGTCACTTGAGGCTCTTGCGCCAGGCGTCGGACATCCAGGCCAGTCCGGGCGCGCCGCGGCGCCAGCGGGACAGGATCTGCTCGGCGGCGGCGCCGTAGACGGAGGCATCGCGGAGGTAGCGCTCGGCGGCGAGCACGGCCTCGCGGCGGTCCGGCGCGAGCGCGTTCACGCGGTGGGCGCGGGCGGCGTTCGCCACCAGCGTGCGCGTCTGCTGCGCCGGGTCGACCAGGAATAGCATCATGAGCGGAGCCGATCGAGTTCGTTCGCGATTTCCACAAGAAGCGCGGCCATCTCTCTTGCTTCTTTGGCTGGCAATGCGAACCACGTCAGTGATTTTCCGAACTCCACGCGCACCACGCCATTGCGCTGATCGGTGACGAAGGCCATGTTCAACCCACCGTCATCGTGTTCGTCGAGTTTCCCCTGCGGAAACTTCCCAGTCGCGCCGAGTTTTACCATGACTCGTCAACTCAACTTCTGCAGCGCATCGAGCGCCTTCTCGACATCCGGCGTAAGCGCGTCACACGCGGCTTTTAGGTCGGCGATCTTCGCTTCGTGGTACGCGATCTGATCCTGAAGTTGCTCGCGCAGCGTTCGCATCTTCAGCACGGCGCCTGCAGCCGCCAGCTTCTCTTGTGCCGGATAGTTTGAGCCAGTGCCCACCAAGTTGCTAAAGTTCATATCGTCTCCAATCAAAACACATCATCCTCGCCCGGCTCGCGGGTGCCGAACACGCTTCCGAAGATCTCGTCGTGCGTCGGCATGCGGTCGGCGTCGAGCGCGCTCGGCTCCGGCGCCGGCGGCCGCCAGCCGTTCAGCTTCCGCTGCGCCCAGCCGCGGCACCGCGCGGCCTCCCGCCGCTCATAGGGCGCCTTCGGCTTCCCGCTCGACGTCACCGCGCCCTCCTCTTCGGCCTTCGCCGCGAAGTAATCATGGCGCGAGGCTAGGAGGAAGAGGTATTCGGGCGAGCATTCGCTCAGGGTCTTCCCTTTCATGCTCGGGCCAATCCAGTCGCGCGGGTCTGCGGCCTTGATGACCGGATTGCCATAGGGACCATCGAGGTCGCGGTCATCGATGCGGAGGCCGTTCACGACGCTCGTCGCGGGCTTCATGGGGCCTCCGTTTGGGTGCGCGGCCGCCAGTTGCTCGATCGCCGCCAGCGCCCCGCGCAGAATCGCCAGCACCGCATGCTCGTCGATCATTCCAGTTCCTCTGGCGAATAGAGCCCCGTCACCACGTCCGCATAGACCAGCCGGGCTAGCTTCGCGGAGCACCGGGCGACGAGCATGTCGGCGGGATGGCGCCCCCAGCCGCTCGCCTTCCAGGCGCGTTCGTCTTTCGACCACGCCGCTTTCGCTTCGTCCAGCGTATACGTGAGCGAGAATTCGGGATCGCCCTTCCGTTTCGTCGTGAAGGTGACCGACTCCGCGCTGCGCGCCGTGCAGCGGAACGATTCCGCCATGCCCGATCGGAGCACGAGCGCGCGAATCAGGTCGGCTGAGAGCGACGGCTTGCCGTCGATGATGTGGAAACTGCGCAGCGAGCTCATGGCCGAGAGCCCGAGTTCGCGCCCGGCGAGCAACGTCGAGAGCACCCCCTGGGGCGTGCCGTACGCGGAGAACAGGCGCGACTTGAACATCTCGCTCGCCAAGGCCGCGCACTCGCGCAGCGACGTGGGCTCCAGTTGGCGCTCGTAGGGCACGGGCGCTAGGCCGACGGGTCCAGGGCTTGGGATGGCCATTTGCGGCACGAGGATCGGATCGCGCCCGGAACTATTCTGCGACGCGGCCGCTGCCTCAGACGCTGCGCGCGATAGTCGCGGTCCAGGCAGCCCACTCGCAAGAATCACCGGATTATCTTGCCAGCATTCCGGGTCATCGCAGCGCGGCATCGCGTGGTTGCCGTCGCATTTGACGCGAACTGGAGCGGCCCGTGATGTCACCGGCGCCTGACCGTTTGTGGCGCCCCTCGTATCAGGCTGTGAGCTTTCCATCTCGCTCGCTCCTAACGTCGGCATGGCGAAATCGATGTCATCGACGAACGCATCGGCGTCCGCCGGCACGCGCGGCTTCCAGATCGCGTCGATGTCGAGCGGCACGTCGGCGTGCAGCGTCAGCAGCGCGCGCACGGTGGGCAGGCGCGGCTGAAACTCGCGGAGCGCGGTCGCCATCGCGGGCGTGAACTGGGTGCCGTGTTCGGTGAGCTGCGTGTAGAGATCCTCCAGCGTGCCGTATTTCTGGAGCAGCGCGGCGGCCGTCTTGGCCCCGATGCCGCGCGCACCCTTCACGCCGTCGCTCGTATCGCCCACGAGCGCGAGGTAATCGACGATCTGCTCCGGCGCGACGCCGAACTTTGCCTTGACGCCCTCGGCATCGTAGACGGCGCCGTTCGTCAGCGAGCGCACGACGACGCCGCCGCCGATCAGCGCACACAGATCCTTGTCACTGGACACCACCACCACCGACGTGCCGAGGTCACGCGCGAGCACACGCGCAGCGATGGACGCGATCACGTCGTCGGCCTCGTAATCTTTCACGCCGTAGCACGGAAACCCGTCGGCGCGCAGCGTATCGAGCGCGAGGTCGATTTGATACTGGAGCGTCGCGAGGTGCTCAGGCCGTTGCGATTTGTAGGTCGGGTCGATGTCGTGCCGAAAGCTGCGGCCGGTGTCGTAGCAGACGGCGACGTGCGGCTGGCCGCTGGCGAGGGCGCGCACGCGCTCGACGATCTTGATCGACGTGGTATCGGGATTCGGGTCCGACTGCGATACGTGCCACAGTGGATGGGCTAAAGATCCCATGTCGATGAGGACGACGGTGTCGCTCATCGTCCCACCAGCCGATGATCCACTGGCGGTTCCTGTTCATCAACGGTCACGCTGTCGGCGTGTTCGACAACGGCTTTGAGTTCGAACCGATCATGCAACGCGCGGCGCAGCATGCGACCGACTTCGCCAGCCGAATAGTCGGGATACTTTGACCACCCATCGCCATAGACGGCAGGCACATCGACCCAGATATTGAAGCGATGGCGGATGACCTTCATCGCGTCCTCAGCTTCCCGCGGAATTCGGGGAATTCCGCCTCGAGCGCGACGGCGGTCGCTTCATCGTCCTCGTCGAGCGCCTTCAGCCACGCGGCGCAGGGCGCGCAGGTCGGCGTGGTGGAATGCTGCGCCGACGAAATGAAGAGGCCGCACGCCGCTTGCTGGAGCCGGTGCTTGTGAACGGTATACGCCGGCAGGTAGTGGGTGGTCATGCCTTCACCTCCCAATCCACCGAGTTGCAGCGGGCGCACTGCGGGTCGCTGGCGTTCGGCGACACGCGCCAGGTATGGCCACACTCGTTGCAGCGAAGCGTGACGCGAAGACGCACGACGTCGACGATAGTCGGCACGGTGCCGATGCCCTGACGCAAAAGCTGGCTAGCTGACATGCGGTGCAGGCGCGTGGTGTGGTTGCTCATGAACAGAGCTTAGTTCTAAGCGTGAGGTTTTGCAAGCACTGTTTTCATGGCCTTCCACAGACGCGAGGTCGTCTCGGCTTTCTTGCGATTTGCTGCCGTTTTCTTGGCGCTTTTCGCTTGGCCGCCCAACCGCCCGGCGGCTTGCGCCTGCGCGTTCTTCTTCATCAGCGCCTTGATTCTAAGCGAAGGCTCGTGTATTGTCTAGCGCATGCCGATCGTGCATTTCACGGACGAGGAACTCGCGGCGCTGTTCAACGCGCTGACGACGGCCGATGGCGTGAACTGGACAGCCTACGACGCCGCGAAGGCGCGGATCATCGCCGTCGGCCGAATGCACTATTTCGCGCGCGAGGCGCGCGAGGCGCGCGAGCGCGACGCATGACCGATCCCCGCTGCGCCCGCTGCGGTCACGTGCAGGCCGAGCATATCAAGGCGCGGAGTTCGCATAACGAGTTCTCTTACTTGTGTCCCACGGCGACGTGGCAAGCGCAGGAGGTCACTGTGACATCGCGCGCCAAGGAACATTCAACCGAGCCGGAACTGTCGCTGATTGGGCGCATCGTGCAATGGCGCGAGGATGACAGCAAGGGTGCAGGGTCAGACGCCATCGAACTGATCTGCGAGTCAGAGGACGAACTGCGTCGGCTGGTGGGGGAGAGAAATGCGGCACAGCGGCAGCTCGCGGCGGCCGAAGCCGAGCGAGACCGCGCCCTCGCCGTGTTCTGTGAAGCGCACCAAGAACTCTGGAAGTCCTGTCCCTGCTGCGAAGCTGTCCATGCCGATGATGAACGGAAAGTGGCCGAAGCGGCGCTCACGGCCGCCCGCCAGGCGCAGGCAACCTTGCGAGAACGCTGTGCAGTCCTCATCAGGGCATGGAACAAATGGGTGAACCGTGCTGATCTGGGTGATTGGCGCCAGCGCGACGAACTCTTGATCGCGGTGAAGGTCTATGTGGAGGCCCTCGCCGCCGCCGACGCCCCGGAGGCCGAGAAATGAGCGACGACAAAGACAATCCCGCTATCGAGACGGACCGCATGGAGCGCGAGTGGGCTGAGAAGATTGCCGAGGCGGGTGTGCTTACCGAGGCGCAGATGCGTGACGCCGAGGTGCCGTGGCTCAAGACGCCCGAAGAACTCTCGGCTTACATCGCGAAACTCGTGGATCGACCCCACGATTACGGGACGTGCTGTTACGCGATGAGCATGGCCGCCGTCGCCGCGTTCCACTACGTCGCGCACGTGCTCGGCGTGACCGGCTTCCAAGCCAGTTGCGCGGACCTCGATATTCTGAAGCGCACGCGGCACATGACTGGCCCCTTCATGATCGTGAACGGCGAAGACCTGCTCTATCCGCAATATGACGTTCCTGGCCGCGTCGAGGAGTTCATTCGAGGTCAGCGGGCGTGGTTGGCCGAAGAAGCAAAGAGGAAGATAGCGGACTCATCGAATGGTCGGGCCCATCCAGCCGTGCGCGCACACTGGGATCGTCTGATTGCGGCCGCCGCCGACGCCCCGGACCCGAAGGAACCATGAAGCCATGACCGAGTTTGAAATCTTCGCTCTCGACCATCGGCGGCACAACCACTGTCAGGGCTGTGGTGGCTGTCTGCTTGAACCTTCCCATCTTGTGCAGGGCTACGCCGCGTGGTGTGTGGGATGTCGAGACAGAATCAAGCAGAGTGCTCAACGGACTGGCGCGCGTCTGCCCTGGCATGGTGGCTATGAATTTGTTGGTGTGGTGGTGGCCGCCGCCGACGCCCCGGAGGGGGAAAAGTGACACAGAGGCAGCGAGCTGCAAAATTGACGGTGGACGAGCGGTTACGCCTGATTGCGTTCACACGTCTACTGGCCTCCTACGGCTGCGCAAGTGATTGCGACGAACCGCCGGAAAGCAGTGTGATAGAAACACCGCGTGAGCTCTGCGGATGTTGCGAGGCCCGCGAATGGTTGTCTGAGCATGGATTTAGAGCCGCCGACGCCCCGGAGGCCGACAAGTGAGCGTTCAGGCCACAGGCGGCGCTGACGTAGGCGGCGCCGCGAGCAGCGCCGGCGGCGCGGTCGGCTGGTTCTGGTGGGCCAGTTGCACCGCGTTCACCGAGGTGATCACCGCGTCGATGCCCTCGGAGGCGGCGGTGAGCGCGGTCGGGGCGTCGATGGTCCCGGGTTTGACCGTGTTGGCCCCCGTGACCGCGTCGGTGACCAGCGCCATGACATAGGCCTTCTTGGTCGCCCCGGTGGCGCCCGGCTTCTGCTGGGCGTCGGCGACGCCCTGGACGATGACGGGGACCAGCGGCGCGAGGGCGGCACCCCCGGGGACCGCCATCAGGATGATCGGCGCGATGGCGGTCAGGATGCTGAAGAACTTGGAGAAGGAGAGGCCCATGATACACCCCCTCCTAGGAGGTGGCCGGAGGCGCGGTGGACGCGGGAGCAGCAGCCGGCGCGGGAACCACGATGGCGCCGAGTGCGGTCTGGGCGTTGGTGATGGACAGCGCGATGGCGTCGAGATCGGCTTGCGAGGCGACGGGTGCCTCGATGGCGGCGATGGCCGTGCCGAGGGTCGTGATCGCGGTTGTGAGCGTCGAAAGCTGGCTTTGGATACTCGCGACAGTGGTCATCAGTTGTCCTAGCAGTTGGGCGAGTTGCGGGAGCAGGGTGGACGGCGACGGTGTAGGCTTCGGCGCGGGTTTCTTGCGCGGCGACACGGCTGAGTCTAGCACGGTTCAGTGAAACAAGAGCGACGCGACCCAGCACGCAAGACCGGCCCCGATGAGACGGTGCCAGTACGGTTCACTCGGCGGGAACGGGAGTGCTGCCAGTACAAAGAGGACGAACGCAAACACGAGCAGGATGAACTGGAGATTCATGTCAATCCTCCGTATCGGCTTGAGCAGGGGCCGACATTAGGGGGGATCCCCTTCGTTGCGGACCACGACTTTGGTATGCCCCACCTCAAGCGTGCCGATGTCGAACGCCGTCAGGCCCACGGGCAGACTCGCGGCGGGGAGCGCGATGGTCATGACGTAGAGCGACGCGCCAGTCTGAAAGCGCGGGTTGAAGTTGATGTACGTCGTGGACCAGCCGGTCGGCGTGCGCGTGCAGACGAGAATGGTGGACGGGACCGGCGCGGGCGGGGCTGGCGTGACCGGGAGATCCCCTTGCGCGATCTGCGCGATCGTCGGGGCGTCTGGCGTCAGGTCGAAACCGAGGAGGGTCATGAGGCCTTTCGCTGCTGCTGCTGCGACAACCGGGCGGTCAGCAGGTCCGCCGTCAAGCGGTCGAGTTCCCGGTCGATGCGCGCGGCGAGGCGGGCGAGGGTCGCGTCCAGGTTGCTGACGCGCGGGGCCGGTCCCGGCAAGGCCGGCCGGTAGACATCCAACCGACTCGCGCCGGCCACGGCCCGCTCCAGCGAGGACAGGATCAGGGCCAGACGCCGCCAGCGTTCTGCCCGCCGCTCCAGACACGAGCCGACAGGAACCACGGACGAGCGTAGCATGGAACGGGCCAGGGGCCTGTGCAGAAGGGCACACCAGCGCGGCGTCACGGCTTGCAGAACCGCCCCTGCTGCCGGGGACGAGACAGCGGCACCCCCCGGAAGGTGTGCCCCGCGAGCACGTGATGGATGACCGCCACGGAACAGGCCGCGTTCAGCAGGCGATGCACTTCCTTCGCTTTCAGCCAGGGCACGTGCTGCTCCTGGGCGATGCGGCCGGCCCGACGGATGTCGCGGACTTGTGCCGGGGTTAGGGGGGTCCGACGCGGCTGGCCGTGGCGCGAGTGGTGCCATGTGCCTGACAGGCGCTTCATGGACAGACCAGGACCAGGGCATCGACCCCGACCCCGCCGCCCGTGAACGACCAGCCGTCACTGAGCGGGGCCAGCGTTGAGGTTGGCGCATGGACCGCCACGAATGTCTGATGGTAGCTCGACGGCGCCAGCGCTGTCAGGGTCCATCCGACAGCAAGGCTCGCCACGGTCGAGGGTTGATCGAGCGTGACACCGCTCAGGGGCAGACACCTGAGGCCGAGCGCCGAGATGGGCGTGCCCGCCGTGACGGTGCTGGACCCGAGAATGCTCGACGTGGCGACCGGCATCGTCGGCGAGGCGCCGCGAAGTTCGAGCAGCACCCCTGAGTGCCATTCCGGCGGCCCGATGACCGGGAAACTCCACTGGGCGCCATCCTTAGCCACGACGAGGTGCCACCAGACCGCGAGGGCGTCGAACTGGCGCGTCAGGTCGGCGACTTTCACCCAGCCGGGACCGGGGGCGGTCAGCTCGCGAGCGGCCCCAAAATGCGAATAGGACGTGAACGCGAGCAGGAGATCGCCGGGCACCGGGAGCGTCGGGAGCACGAAGCCCACGGCCGAGCCGGGGAGCTGGGGGAGATCGACCGTGTGCTGCACGAGGGTCACGACCGGCGGGCGCGCGGGGGGCGCTTGCGATTGGGCCAGGAGGGACAGCGCCAGGAGCAGGGTCGCTCCGCCGAGCAGGAGGGCGAGCAGTTTCATCATTGGGGAAGGTCCACCGCATAGATCGGACACGTCGACGAAGCCGGCGCGTAGAAGGATCGGAACAGCGCGAGGTCGAGCGGCACGACCGAGTGTGGCAGTTGGCCACGCACCCACTGATACGTCAGGTTCTCGAAGGCGTGCACGCCGTAGACGCCGCGCGGTGTGCCCGCGCCAAGATACCACGGCGGGGTCGTGTCATCGGTGGCGGGCATGTCCGGGGGGCGCACCCAGCACGGCCCGAGCCAGCGGTCGATCACCTGCCAATATTGGTCGCCGCCGCTCGGGGTCGCGGCGGGCGGGGGCCAGGCGTTGCCCTCGAAGAGCAGTTCGTCGAGCGCTTGGCCCGCTGGGGAGAGGAAGTCCGCCGTGCCCCCGCCGTCACCGCCCCAGAAGGGGTAGCCGGTCGAGAACTCCATCCCGATCACGCAGAGGGGGCAGTTCTGCCGCAGCGCGAGCAGCACGGCGTCGATCTCGGTCGGCGGTTGCCAGCCGGGGATGCACGAGTCGTAACAGAGGCGGAACTTCCCGTATTGGGTCAGGTCCACGGCATCGGTCGGCTGGGGCTGCAGCGCTTGGACGACCGAGGGGATCTCGGCCAGGCACATGGCGTAGCCGTTATCGCAGTCGAGGAAGAACACCGGGATGAAGCCATGCTGCACCACCTGTTCCACCAGCGCGCGGTAGGCAGGAAGCCGCGTCCGAAAGTCGGCGGCCGGCACCTGTTGGCCGGTTCCGTAGGGTTGTCCGGCTTCCCCGTAGTCCCAGAGCACGGAGACCGTGATGTCCGTGTCGCCCCAGGCTTTGATCTGGGCGTAGCTGGCAGCTTGGTCGGCGGGGGAGAGCGAGACCCAGGCGGCGGGCCACCAGTTGAGCGGGCCGAACTGGGTCGTCTGGAGGACGGACCCCTGGAAGGACTCATGGGACGCGAGCATCTGGGCACGCGTTGGAAAGGCGGGAAAGGCCGGCGTCAGCGTGATGTCCGGTCCCGTGGCCGCGATGGTGAACGGCGTCGAGGAGGTCTGATACCCGGCCTGGCTGAAAAGGAGCGTCGAGCCGCCCGTCGACGTCGTCCGGAACGTGAAGCGCCCCGCCACGTTGACCCCCTGGAGATCGGCGGTGCCATCCCACGGCACTAGGACACCCGTGGCGGCGAGCGCGGGGACACCCGGGGCATCCCACACCGAGACGCCAACCGTGGTCATGGGAAGGACCGGGGGCACCGGGAGCACGGGCGTGGCGGGACTCGTGCAGCCCGAGACCAGCAGGGCGAGCGCGAGCAGCCAGCGGGTCATGCAGGCTCCTGTAGCAAGGCGATGTAATCCTTTGTCCGGGCCGGATCCTTCCGCGCCACGTCGGAGTCGAGCAGCGCCGTGATCGCCGCTGGATAATTCCTCACGGCAATGGCGTGGAGGGTGTCTTTGAAGCCGAGCGCCCCCGCCGTCCCACACTGGTAGGCTAACTCCAGGACAAATCGCTGCCGCGGCCCGTCGCATGTCGCAAACGTCGGCCACGCGGCGGTGAGCTGCGCGATCCGCTCGGTCATCTTGCTCTGAGCGAGCCAGTTGGCCTCCGGTTCGGTGAGGCCATCGGTGGTCAGGTTCAACCCGTACCCCACTTGCAGCGTATCATCGGTATCGGGCACCGGCTTCGGCGAGAAGCCCTCGTGCTCCTTGATGGACGCGAGCGTGAGCGCGAAATCGGCTGGCGTCATCGGGAGCACTCCGCGCCGCATGGCGTCATCCCAGTGGCCCACATCAGGGCGTCTCTTTCTTGCGTTCACTGGGTCGCTTGGCAATCGAATACCCGGCGGAGACCCCTTGCGCGTAGACCTGCTGCACGAGCGTCTTGAGCCGATCCAGGGTGTCGAGGGGCGCGTAGGCGCCGAGGCACCGCCGCGCGTGCGCCAGCGCCACGTCATCCCCCATCACCGCTGCGTGGTCGGAGATCCCGCCGGGCGTCATGGCGCAGGGAGCTCGGGCACGTGCGCCTCGTGCACGAGTTTCGTGATCATGGCCTCCAACGCTTCGATGCGCAGGTTGGCGGCGACCAAATCGCTTTTTACCTGGGTCATGTTGCTGTTCACGAGGACGTGAATCTCGTCGGCCTTTTTCCCATTCCGATAGGTGCCATAGGCGGTGAACGTGGTCGTGATCAGCTGCCCGATCCCGACGAAGATCAGCGGAATGAGGAGGGGCCAGTTGAGTTGCAGCATGGATCATTGCACGGGAATCGTCACGGTGCCATAAGTGTAGAAGCCACCCGAGACGAGCGCATAATTCGCCGCTGAGACGCGGTAGATGGAGAAGGACGTGCCACTCGCCGCGACGGCGGCAAAGCCACTGCTCACCGTCGTGCCGTCATTGAGATAGGCGACGGCATCCAGCTTCGTGAAGGCGGGCACGAACCCCCCCCAGGCGCGATTCGAGATTTGCACATAATTCGCCGCGGTGCCACTGGTGGTCGAGCCTTGAATATCCCAGGTCACCGTGACATCGGTCCCGCGCAGTTTGTAGGCTTGCGTCATCACCTCGCCCGCCGTCACGGTCCAGGTCATGAGGCCCCCGGCATCGCCCGTATAGGCCAAGGCCCCGAACGGCAGGCTAATCCACGCGCCCTGGTCATAACTCACCAGGCGCCAATAGGTCGTGCCGTCATAGGTGTAGAGCGCCACGCCGCCCGGCGCGAGCGACGTCGGCCCCGAGGCGACCAAGTTATTGATCTTATTGCCGGCGCTGGACGAGGAGGATTGATGCACCAGCGAGACAATGCCCGTGCCGATGTTCTGCAACAGGATCTGCTGCCCGGCCACCTTCCCGCCGGCAAACCCGGTAATCGTGAGGCCGGTCGTGTTGATAAAGAGCTCGGTGCTCCCACTGATGGCCCCGGAATTCGGCACCCAGTTATTGACGACCCCGGCATCGGTCGGCTGGCCGACCGTCCACGGTGTATAGGTGTAGGCGGGCACCGCCGCGACGGGGTCGATGGTCCGCAGCACCGGCCCGTGCGAGGCCGACGAGCACGGCACGTTCTCCTCGACGTATTTGAGCGTCACGCCGAGCGGCAGATAGACCTTGAAGGTGCCATCGGCGCCCGCGATGATCGGATTCGTGTTCGCCGTGCCGAGCGTGTCGCTATAGGTCGTGGCCGGGGTCGTAGTGCCAGAATTGTAGGACCACACGCAGGCGAGCGGGACGATGGCGCCGGTCGTGTCGGTGACCTCGAGCACGGGCGCCGGCGACAGGCTGAAGCCCTGCGCGTGCGGCCGGAGGATGCCAAGCAAGCAGAGGCCCAGAACCAGTGCAATCGCGTGCAGATTGACTTTCGCCCTGCGACGTGGCGTAGGCTCAGCTAGAGGTGCTGTTGTGATTGATGGCGTGATTGACTGCATTGCGGTCCTCTGTGGCCTGTGTGCGCTCGCGCTCACGGTGCTGGTGCCAGTGCTGTTCCTGATGGCGCTGTTGGGCCACTAGGCAGATACTTCGCGACCGCCGCGGCCAAGGCCCGCGGGAGTTGTCGGAGAATCGCTTGTGTCACCGGATGCGCCAGCGTGATCGCTTCGCGCGACATCCCTTCCGGCGACGTCATGGCCCCCCCGATGACCGCCCCCGCCAAGGCTCCCGGTGTGCCGCCCTCGTAACTGCCCGCCGATCCGCCCAGCGCGACTCCTACGGCGGGTCGCACCATCGCCTGTAGTAGATTCCCGCTCGGGCGAATCGCTTGTTGAATGCCTCGCACCGCCCCGATGAGCGGTTTCGCGGCGGCGTTTGCCGCTTTGTAGCCGGACGCCACACCATCAATCGCGCTGTTCAGCTGCGTGGCAAAATCCGCTTTCTCTATTGCTTCGGCCTGCAAGGCCCGTGGCCCGTTTGGCGCGACCCGGTTAAGATACAGCGCGCGCGATTCCTTCTGCAGTTGCGTTTTGAACAAGTCCGCTTGCGAGGGCGTCAGATCGAACGTCTTGCCAACGGACGCATCCACCTGGTCAAAGAGTGCCTGGAGCTCGGGGGAGAGCCGCTGCGAGGCCACGGCGAGCGGTGTATCGGGATGCGTCGGCACTTGGCCCCGTTTGAGCGCTTGATCAAGCACGGCGGTTTTGAAACTGTCGGCGAGATCGGCATTCATGCTGACGGGAATCGTCGCACCCGTCGCATCGGCGGTTTTCAGCGCATCATTGGCGACCGCTTTTGCCGCGACCAACATGCCTTTCGCTTTTTCATAGCCGCCCTTCGAGACCGTCAGGGCATTGTCGATGAGCGTATCGCTCAGGTCGGGAAACTCGCGTGCGAGCTGCGCGGTTACACGCGTCGTGGCCCGATTCATCAGCCAGGACGCCAGCTTGCCCCCGGTCCATGCCACCCCTTCGCCGGCCGCCTGCGCGGCCCCTTGCGCAGCCCCCGATTCGCCGAGATCCACCACTTCGCGCCCCATGCGTCCCAATGTTGAGCCGCGGTCGCCGCTCGGCGCGGGCGTGAGCGCTTGTCGCACGACGTCGCCCGCCATCCCGCCCACCGCGGCGCCAGGAATGCCGCCCACCATGCCGCCGACCATCCCGCCCACCGCTGGCGCGACACCGGCGACCGCGCCCCGCACATCGCCAACGACGGCCGGACTGGAGGGCACGGGCGTCCCGGCGCCCATTGCGCGCATCTGCGCGGCCACATCCGGGGGAATGCCAGGCTTGTCGGCGCCTGCCGTCATCGCACGCCGCCAGGGGTAGGTCGGCGCAGGAGCGTCCGGCACCGGATTGCCGTTTGCGTCAAGATCCGGCGGCTTAGGGCCGCGCGCCGACAGCGTGGTGCTCACGGACCCATCGGCATTCGTGGTCGGCACGGGGTTGCCGTTCGCGTCGAGATCGGGCGGGCGCGGCGTCTGCGGCGGCATTACCAGCCCAGGACCGACGCAAAGATCAGGGGGGCGCAAATGGAGGCATCGCTTTGAATCATGAACCGCTTGGTGTCCAAGTTCAATTTTCGCCACGAATTTTTTTCGGCGGCCGAGGCGCCGCTGTAACCGCCATAGCTTTCTACCGCGTCTGTGATTTGACAGAAGTAGGACCATTCCGGCGTTTGCTCTCTCCCATAATCGAGCTTCAAGAGCGGCACGCAGCAAATAGCAAAGTCGCCTGCCAAACCGCCGCCAATTTGAAAAAATCCTATCGGTCGGTCCTCATTCGATGTGTATACGTACCACCGTGCGAGATCCACCATGTATTCAAAGCCCGTTTTGATAATGCTCGGATCTCGAATGTCATCCTTTAGCATCAACGCGGCGAAGACATTCCCAGTGGTCGAATCCTCAACGCCAGGGACATACAAGGGGAGCTTGGCGTTGGCGGCAGCCAGAAGCCAGCAATCCTCAGGGTCACTCTGATAGTGACTCTTCAGCGCGCCTGATGTCAGCAGTTCATAGAAATACTCATGCCAAAAGTACCGTTGGTGCTGCCGCTCCGCTTTCTTCCAGAGGTCGATGAGGCCATCCTCGATAATGTCCATGCCACCATGCTCAGGCAAGGCCACATCGGTCACGCGGTTTAAGCCTTGCTCACCGAGTTGCTGATCGTCGGCCGGTGTTTTATCTCGGTAGTCCGGAATGGGCACGTATTCATTTTGTGCCACTAAGTTAAAGGCCGATTCCTCGCAGTTCGCCGCCGTGCAACTAATCGCCTGCACTTTCTTTTGGCGAATCATCTCGGACAGCGTCAACCCGAGTTCGCCGGTGCTCATCGCTCCAGCTAATGAAATCAGCATCGCGCCACCGCGAGCGATCAATTCGCGATAGCCATCAGCCGCCGAAGCGAGCGCAAGGGCGTTGAAGTGACGGAAATGATGCCCAATGAAATCTGAGATCGGGCCAGCTTGCACGGGTCGCAAGCGCCGCGGCTCATTCGCGCGCGGCTGCATTGCGCCATCGCGGCCTTGGCGCATCTCGCGCGGGTTCACTTATCCTCCACGGCGGTCCAGCCGCCGCCGGGTTTCGCGACGTAGTGCCAGCCGGTCGGCGCAGTGGGCGGTGCGGCGGCTTTCGGCGGCGGCGTCTGGACCTGCGTGCTGGTCACGCCCATCTGCCCGAGCAAATCGTTGCGTGCGTTCTGCGCGAGGTTCAAGTTGTAGCGCACCTGCTTGATCGAATCGCTGAGTGTCGCGGCCGTCCAGTCGCTCGACAAGTTCTTCGACGCGAGCGAGAGCGCATGGTCGGTCGGCGAGGCGCCGCCCATGATGCCCTGGCCGAGTTCGCTGGTCACGTCGGCGATCTGCGCATCAAGCCGCTGGGCGATGCTCTGCGCCTGCGGCCCATAAAAGCCGTTCTGCGCAGCGGTGAGCGAGGCGCGATTGAAGGCTTTGATGCCGAAGCGTGCGCCGACGTCCTGCCACTGCTGATTGAGCGTTTCGAGCTGGTCGGTCGAGGCCGACGCCTTGTTGATGACTTCCGCGAGGCGGAGCTGTTGCGGGGAATCGAGCGAGCGGATGGCGGTTTTCGTCGCGGTCCAGTCGCGCAGAATCTTGTCGGAGTCGCCGCCCTGCCGTTTGATTTCGGCGAGCAGCGCCATGCCCTGTGACGTGCCGCGCGTGCCTTCGAGAATCGATGGCGCGGTATCCCCAGCGATGATGCCGGCGGCGACCGTTTTCGCGTTTTCCTGCTCCATGTCGGCGTTGCCGGTCGTGGCATTGGGCTGCGAGGGATAGGGACCGTGTGCAAGCATGTCCCGGCGCGTGACCGGCAGTTCTACGTTTTTGCCGTCAACGACCGTCTTGAGCGTGACGACCTCATCCAGCGGATCGGTTTTCGGCGGCGTCATCGCGGCGAGGGCGGCTTCCGGATCGCCAGGATGTGCCGCAGCCGCCAATCCCGCTTTCGTTGGTTGCGGCGGGGGCACGGGCTGCCCTTCGGCGAGCGGTGGCATTCCGGCGGCTGCGCGCGCGGGTGTCGTCGTTACCGCGCCGCGTGCCGTCGTGAACGGCTTCAGCTCGTCCTCATAGCGCTTTGAGGGCGACATGCCCATCAACGCGAGACCGACTTGCGAGGGGTCCGCGCCGTTCGCAATCTGCGCCATGACCTGCTGCACCTTGTCAGGCGGCACGCCCGGAATCTGCGAGGCAAGATGCGCGGCCGTGACGACCGCGGCATCGCGCGCATCCCCAGGCGGAAGTGCGCCCACGGTATGGAACAGCGCCGCGCCGACACTGGCCAGCCCTTCCGCCGACGCCGCTTGGCCCTTCCGCGTGTAGTCCTGAATCGAGCCGAGTTCGCCGAGCGCTTGCGCTTCGATGTCCGGCGGAAAGCCGCCTTTCTTGATCAGCTCGCCATAGATCTCATCGTTCGGCGTGCCGTCCGGATTCGTCGCCTGTTGACGCAGCGTGGCGAGCGATTGCTGCATCTTCACAAGGCGCGCGTTCGCCGCCACCTTCTGCTGATTCAGTTGCCGGGTCGGATCGGTGGCCTGCTGGATCGCGCCGCCGACGGCGCCGGCCACGCCCTGCACCGCCTGCGCGTTGATGTTCCCGAGCGCGAGCGCGCGCTGGCTCGCGATTTCTCCTTGCTTTTCCATCAGCTCGGAGATCGACATCGCGTATGGCGACGGCTGCGGCTGCGGGTAGACGTAGGGCGAAGGCGTCAGGGCCATCGGTTAGCCTGCCTGAATCGCGAGGCCCTGCGTGCCTTGCGTGAGCTGGTTCTGCGATAACCACAGGTTATACGCATCCTGCCAGTTCGCCTGCCCCTGATTGGCCTGCGTCGTGTAGCCGGTCATCTGCGGCGCGAACGCCGCCTGCGCGCCCTGGAAGGCAATCGCATACGGGTCCGTATACTGCGTCTGATAGTTCGTGTTGTAGCCCTGGAGCGCCTGATTGTAGACGTTCGCGTAATCGGACTGCGCCGACTGCTGCCCGAACTGTTCGAGCGCTTGCCCGGTGTCGGAATCGTTGAGGGTGCCTTTCGCGGCGGCCCAGTTCTGCAAGTCCGTCAGGCCTTGCTGTTCCTGAAACTGGTAGCCGGGAGCCGCCATCGCCTGCGCGACGCTCGGCGCCTGGAACGCGGGCGGCGGCGTGTAGGACGGCGGCGTGAAGACGGGCGTCGATGGCAGCGTCGGGAACGGGGCGCCGAAGGGGCTCGGAGGGCCGAGCGGTGGAATGTTCGAGCCGCCACCCCCGCCGCCCCCGCCATCGCCGCTGGAGGCCGGCGGCGGGGTCGCCGCTGGGGGGGTCGCGCCAGGCGGCGGGGCCACCCCCGCCGGCGTGACCGATTGCCCCGTAACGCTCGTGCCCCCGGGATAACTGATCGGGTTGCCGTTCGCATCGAGCGGCGTCGGCACGGTCGGCGCCGCTGGCGGCGTGCCGCCCGCCGGATAGCCGCCGTTTTGATACAGCCAGCTCTGTTGCTGGCCGGAATTCCAGCCGCCCCAATCGGGAGGCAGCGTGAGCGGCTGGCCGCCGGGACCGAGATACGAGGTCGGCATTTAGGCCGCGCCTCCAAACGGATTCTGGAGATACTGATCGACCGATTGCGGCGAATAGTAGGGCTGCGGCGTGTAGGGCGTGGTCGGGGCGACCTGCTGCGGCGTCGTCATCGGCATCGGCGCTTGCAGATAGCTACTGACCGACTGCGGCGTCGTGCCCGTGCCCGAGGTGACGGCTTTGGCGACCGGCCCCCACTGTTGGGTTTGCGGGTTCTGCGTGAGATACCCGCCCGCCATGTTCACCGTGCCGCCGCCAGGCGCCGACGGGTTCGCATAGAACACCGCGCCCGCCGTCGGGTAGAGCTGCGCGACGGTCGTGGCGACCTGTTGCGGCGACATGCCCTGATTGAGCAGGGTCTGCGCGTAGGAAAGCGCCTGCGCATCCGTCGGCGTCGCGCCTGCCCCAACGGTGGAGGACGGCGCTGGCGGGGCGCCCGTCGATCCTGGTGTCGGCGCGGGGGTCGCACCGGGGGTCGGACTCGGGCTCGGCGTCGGACTCGGCGTGGCGCTCGATGGCGCCCCCGTGAAATTCGGCTGCGGCTGTGGGACAAACGCCGGCACCGTTTCGGTCGGGAGCCCGAGCGCGGACCGGACCCCGTTCATTTGCTGCACCCCAGCGGCCCACTGGTCATAGTTTGCCTGCGCCGTCGTGTTCTGCTGCTGCGCGAGCAGTTGCGCCTGCTGTTTTTGAAAGTCGAGCGTATCCGCAGCGGCCGTGGACTGCGCCGTGCTCGCCGTATTGACGGCGCTCTCATTTTCCAGGCCCGCGACAATCAGACCACCGGCCGCAATGGCGGCACCAGCCACAAGAGGAGGCATTTACATCCTCACCAAAAAATGCGCGCCGGGAATCGGTTCGGCATGGCGCGTGAGTAATCGCTGCATCGGCTCTTCGATGGCCGCGCCCCAGACGGCCAGGCCGCCCGCGTGCCGTACCCGATCCCGCAAGGCCTTCCACAGGGCCCGCGCGACGGCCGGACTGCCATTCAGCGAGAGACATTCGGCATGAAGCACTTGCAGCAAGGCGACACTGCCCAGAATCGCCCCGTCCGCTTCGACCACGATGACCTCCGCATAGCGCGGATTGAGCGTCGGCCAGATCGTCGCCAGCAGCGTCTCCGACAAGCGCGGCCATTCCGCTGGCGGGAGCAGGCGCGTTGTCATCAGAAGGCCTCCACCGTGACCCAGACGTTGTAGGTCATCTTCGCCGCCGTGTGCGAGGCATAGGTGACCGCGTATTGCAGTGGCGCGTTCGCATCGCTATACACCACTTTACTCCCGCTCTGCTCCGCGCCCACGGTATCCGTCGTCAACGGGGTCTCGCTCTCCGTGCGCGCCGCGCCGTGGTCCGTCCAGCCGTATTCAAAGGTCAGCGAGCTCGACACCCCGTCCGCGACCGTTTTCGCCAGGTAGTAGCTGATCCGGTAGAGCCCCGCCGTGGCGGGCACGAACGCCGTCGTCACGGCAATCGAGGCCGTCTGGCCAGCGAACGAGAGGCTCGCGAGGTCGGTCACAATCGCGTTCAGCAGTTGCTGCAAGAAGAGGCGGAAATAGACCGTGGGCGCCCCGGTTTTGAGGTCCACGAGCGCCACGCCGGCCGGAATGGGTTGCGGGGGCAGCGGCATCAGGCTTCCAGGTTGTTGATGAACGCATCGACGATGCGACTCGGCGCCGGATCGCTCGAGCGTACGCGGAAGACGGCATCGGCCGGCGCGCCGAGCTGCTGCCAATAGACGCGCGTGCGATAGGCGCCAATCTTCCCCAGGCTCGCCTGCCGCTCGTTCCCGAAGGTGCGACCGCCATCGACCGACGTGCGCAGCGTCACGAGCGGATTACTGCCGAGCCCGGTTTGGAGTGGCGTGATCCCCACATCCATCAGTAGTTCCATTTGCGTAATGGGTCGCCGCTTGTGCTCATCCACGAGCCCGGGCGTGGTCCGCTCGCGCACGATGCCGGTCACGCCGTCAAACTCCGTCGTATAGGCCGGATTCATGTCGCACAGCACATTCCCCGTCCAGCCCGCGACCACATCTTTGCCGAACGCGCGTTGATAGACGCGCGGCGTCCAGAGGCCGAAGAGTCCGGTCGTCGGGTTCCACTGCCCGCGTTCCGCCCAGGACTGCTCGGTCACGTCGTAGCACCAGGTCGCCGGCACGCTCGGAAAGTGAATGAGCACGAACGTATGCCCGAGCTGCTGATAGGCCATGCACTCGGCGTTCACGACCTGGCCCGCATGGAAATACGTGCCGACGGCGGTATCGAAGGCATAACTCAGGATCGGCTGCGGGATGGAGCCGCTCGTGCCGACAAACTGCCCCGCGCCCTGCCGATTCGCGCTCAGCCAGAAATTGCCGAGCGCGGTGACGACAAACGCCCACGACGAGAGGATGCCGTAGAGGCCATTCAGGCCACTGAGCGGCGCCCACGGCTGAAGGCCGACGCCGGTGTTGTACCAGACTTCAAAGGTTTCGGTGCCGATGAGCCAGATGAGATTGTTGCTATCGGCGAAGAGCGTTTGCCACGGATCGGGGAAGAGTTCGCGCTGAAAGAAGGCCTCGAGCGCGCCGCCGAGATTCCAGGTCGTGCCATCGTTCAAAGCCGAGAGCAAGACGAGCCCGGTTGCGCTGTTGAGCGCGAGAAAGAAGCCGTCGGCATAGGCCGCCATCGTGCAGAGGCCCGTCAGCTCGAGCGTCAAGGTGTTCGTGGCGAGGACGTAGCAGTAGAAGTTGCCGCCGCTGCTGATGCCGATCTGGCCGCCGATCATGCCGTTGTAGAGGAGTTGCGCCGGGTTCTGGTCGCGGAGCACGGTGCCGCGCGGGGTCCACGAGCCATCGCCGTTCACTTCAAAGAGGGTCGACCCGAGGATGAAGAAGATGCGGCCGCCGGCGTTGCAGGAGGCGCGCCCAATCGTGTCGGTCAGCGGTTGACTCCACGGCTGAAAGCCCGGCGTCGGATAGAGCGCGCGCGGACTGGTTGCGGTCGGCGACTGCGAGGTTTCCACATACCAGTTCACGGTGCGCTCGGAGTCGACGAGCATCGACTGGACAATGCCGGAGCCGCCGATCATCGCCGCGAAGCGGGGCATCAGCGTGAACTTCGATCCATCCAGTTGAACGTCGACGGCGCCGCCGTCCCGAGGCCGCTATCGGCCGTGTGCAGCGCCGGCATCTCCTCGTTGTTTGCGAAAATCGCCGTGCGCGCGTCCCGCGCATCCTGCTTCAGATCGGCCGAAAGCGGTTGCCCCATGCCACGCGCGAGCCGTTCCGCGAGCGTCAACCGCAGCGCGAGCTGATAGCCCGGCGGAAAGGACACCGTCGTCGACAGGTTCGCCGTGAGCAAGAGCGCTTGGAGCCAGAGGCGCACCGTGTAGGCCGTCGTCGGCACGGGCCAGAAATAGAGCGACCCGTTCGGCCAGTCCGGCGCGTAATACAGATCCGTTGGAAAGGTACTCGTCAGCGCCGGCACCGATTGATTCGCATACCAGCGCTTGTCGCGCAGCCAGATGGGGCGATAGACATCAGGCGGCCCGCCCCCGAGGTCCACTTGCGCGAAGGCAATATTCACGGGGCGACTCGCGGTGACAAACGTGCCCGTCGGCCCGATCGTGTGCGGCACGAGGCTCGGCACCAGCGTGAAGGTCGAGATGTCGACGGCATAGATGGCCCGATGGTCGGGGATCCCGTTCCAGCCATCGAGCAGTTCGTTGAAGAGTTGCAGGCCGTATTGCAGCGTTTCGGGCGCGACCTGGTCGCCGGCGCGCGCGACCTTGATCTCGAAGAGCGCCCCCGTGATGAGCTGCGAGACGACAATCGCCCCAATCGATCCCGCAGCCACGAGCGCCGCCTGCTGCGCGGCGGTGACGGTCGCATACTGCACCGTGACCGGAATCGCGCCCGGGCCCGTGAAGGTAAAGAGCACCAGCGGCGCCGCCGTTTCGCCGGCCGCCGGATAATATTCGTAGAGGCCATTGCCGATCGCGGTGGCCAGTCCGCCACCCACGCCGCCGAGCGCCTGAAGGCCGTTGATGGTCACGTAGACCGTCACGGTGCCCGAGAAGGGACCGCCCGTGCTGGCGTTGACCAGTTCCGCCGCGGCCGTTTGTCCGGCGAGCCCGAGAATCATGGGCGGTTACGTCCCGTTTCGCGATCGGAGCTGCAGCACATCGGCTGGCGTCGGCGACGCGATCCGCGGCTGCAAGGCCTTTGCATGGTCCGTGATGGCGGTCCTGGCGAGTTCGAGCATCCCATAGCACAGCACGAGATCCCAGCGGGACCAGGTCACGCGAATCTGGCCATCGTCTTCGAGAATCACTTCGAGTTTGGCAAACATGGGGCGGTCCTCAATGCGTTTCCGGTTGCGGGGCAATCGGGCCCGCGATGACGTTACTGCCGAGCGCCCATTGCGGCTGAAACAAGCGCTTGAGGGTCGCGGCATAGACCGTCACGGGGCGGGGCGGCGCCCACCACACGACTTCATTGGCCAGCAGAATGGCCGGGTGCAGCCGCCTATAGGGTATCACCACGAAGCTGGGCGGCGGATTGACGGCCGCGTTCTTCTTATAAGTCTGCGCAGGCCAATCGACCGACCACGCGGACACGATCTGCGTCAGCGTCGTCACCGCCAGCGCCGCGCGCGGCACGGGCGGCATGCCGTAGGACAGCGTCAGCGGCGCCTCCATGACGGGCCGCGGCGGCGCCTGCCAGGGCGGCTCCTGGGCCGTCCAGAGATGCTTCGGGAGCGGCGCGTAGGGAATGACGGTCAGGTTCGGCGCCGCATTGATCCAGGCATTCCGGGGCGCCGCTTGCGCCGCCCAGTCCACCTGCCAGGTCTCGACGATCTGCCGCAACTGCGTCGGCGAGAGGAACGCAGCCGTCGGGGGCGGCGTCCCGGTGGGCAAGGTCTGCGGCGCGATGTGCGGCGTCGTGTCCAGAGGCCACGGCGCGAGCGGCCCGGTGTCGGTCGGCCACGCACTGACGATTTGCGTCAGCAGCGCGGGAGCCAGGAAGGGCCGGAGCGGCGGAGCCGAGCCATAGGTCAGCGTGAGCGGCGCGACGTGCGGCGCGAGCAGCGCTGGGCCCGGTTCCAGGGGCCCAACCTCGGCGCCCCAGGCCGCGACGATCTGCCCCAGCATCGAGGCCGAGAGGAAGGGCGAGGGCGCCGGCGCGCTGGCCCCCGGCACGCTCGCTACGGCATTCGAGGCGACCCGCCAGATCAGCGGCGCGTCCGGCGTCCACGCTTGCAGCACGATTCCCAGCGTCACCGCGCCGAAGGGATTCTGGCCGGGCGGCTGGCCCGTGCTCGATTGCGCCACGACGGCCGTCGGCACGACCTCGACCTCATAGGTGTCGAGCGTCGACGCGAGCACGTCATACCGGAAGGGGTTATACGGCTGAATAATCGGGATGGGCGGCGGCGGAATCGTGACAGCCGACAGCGGGGAGGCTTGCCGCGGCGGATAGTCCAGCGGCCACGCCGCCACAATGGTCGAGAGATTCGGCGCGGACACGAACGCCACGGGGCGCGGCTGGCTGCCCGAGGGGAGCGTCAGGGGCGCGATCTGCTGATGCGTATTGTTTGGGCGCTGGAGGACGGGCTCGAGATCGGCCGGCCACGACGCGAGCACCGCACACATGGCCAGGACGCCCCCGACTTGTCGGAGCGGAGGCGCCGTCCCTTGCGTGCCAATGGGCGCCGGGGGCCACGGCGGCGTGCTGCTGAACGCGCCTTGCGTCGGCTGGGGCGGCGGCGGGGTCTGGAACAGACTCATCTAGTAGCCCTGCGCCGGTCCCATGAAATATTGCGGTTGATAGGGCACCTGTGTGGACGCGACCACGGCGGGGATGTAGGCGACCAGGACGCCGGCCCCAAAGAGCTTCGCGGTCGCGGCCGTGGCGTTCGTGACCATCCCAATGTCGGTGCCAGTCCCAGCAGGATAGGTGGTCGGATTGGGCGAATTCTGGACGAACAGAGTTGCCGTAGATGTGACGGAGATTGTCGTCTGGGTGCCATCCACGACGATCTTGTCGGACTCGGTGAGCGTCGAGGAGGCGTAGATCCAACCTTGCACGCCCTTGATCGTGGCGCCGGTCAGATTGGCGTCACCGACCGATACGCCTTCGAGGTTGTATTCCTCCGTGATGGCGGATGCCACCACCACGACCGAGTTGTAGGTGGTCGTGTCAGTCCCGAGCGGATAGTTCCCATTCACATACTGGGCATTGCCACTGCCATAGCCGGAGGCCGAGCCGTTGGTCGAGAAGCCGTTCGTCGTGCCGTTGGCAAAGGGCCGCTTGGCCGTGACGGAGATGTTGCCGGGATCATCGAGCGTCGATCCGTTATCGACGTAGATGTCATCGATCCACATCGTAATCGTGCCGGAACTCGGGAAATGGCACCCCGGGGAGGTGTCATTGCCGATCCCCAGGTCAGAGGACGCCGTGGCCCCGTTCAGGAGGGTGCCCTGGGCATTGCCGGTCGTGATTTCGAGGCTCCCGTTGAGGAAGACCTTGGCGCTCCACGTCGTTCCCGTTCCCGTCGTGATGGTGTAGGACAAGCCCAGTCGGAACCACGTATTCGCGGGGAGTGCCGTCGTCCCCAATACCGCTGTGCAGCCCGTGCCACACACCACCAGGACGCCGGTACTGTCGATGCCGACACAAATCAGACTGGCCTGAAAACCCGCCGTCGTGACTTCGCAGATCATCGTCCGCGTCCCGGGCGAGACCGTGCTCAGGCGCACCCACATCGAGATTCTGGTGCCATTGTCACTGACGACGCCATCGGCCGACGCGGTTGCGGGATTGCCCCCGCCCGTATTCACGACCTTGAAGGCGCGCAGCCCCGTATGGGCCTGATCGGAGGCTGAGACCATCGAATTGCCGCCGCTTTGTCCTTGCAGATTGGCGGCTGGAAAGAACGACAAGTCCTGCGTCGCGTCGCTGCCGGGTTCGAGGAAGGTGATCGTGGCCACTTAGTAGAACTCATCGTCGAAGGGAATCGACGAACAGCCCGACATCGGATTCACGCCGCTGCACCCGAAGCCGACCTTCAGATAGTCAATCTGTTCGAGCCAGGGAAACGAGGCGTTATTAATCGCCCCGCCAATCGCCCCCCCCACGAATTGATCCATCTTCACGTAATAGGCTTCGGTCGGCACGCCCGTGGTCAACGGGCCCGTGGTGAGCGTCCCGTCGATATACCAACTGAGCGACCCCGACGTCCACACCAGATCGTAGACATGGAAGTGCGTGCTCATGTCGTCGGGGCCGGCGGTCACGCCGCCGCCACAGTTGTAGCCGCAGCTACTATCGGGCCGATGCAGCGCCTGATTGATATGCGTGAAGTCGCCCCAGAGTTCCGCAATGTCGATCTCGCCCTCATCGCAGTTGTTGTCCGTGCCGGTCGGATCGCTCGCTTGGCACCCGACGCTATTCATCCACACCGAGGGCCAGTAGCCGACATTGGTGCAGGAGGCCCCATTGCACGGCCCGAACTTCGCGCGAAACTCCACCGTCCCATAAAGGAAGTTGAACGACCGCATGGCGACATAGCCCGCCGTATACCCGAGCGTTTCCGGCGCTTCGTCAATGCTGCTACAGGTCGCGCTCTGGATCAGCGCCGTCAAGGTCAACAGCCCGCTCCCTAGCGCGACGTTGGCGGGCGTGAAACATTGCCCGTTGCTACTCGAGGAGCCGGCGCGATTGAACGGGGTCCACAGGACGGAGGCCGTCACCCCGGTGACTTGTTGGGCCTGCGGCACGCAGCAGAGACACGCCACGAGGACACCGATGACCCAGACTTTAGACATTAAACACCACATCTGGCGAGGAGGGACTTTGCGTCACGCCGCCTACGACCGCGGCCACGCGCACGTAATAGACGCCGGACGGCAGCGCCACGTCATAGGCCAGGGCGGTGCTCCCCGTGTCAAAGGTGCCGATGTCGCTCGCGCCAGGGGCGGTGCCGACGGAGACGAGGTAATCGGTCGCCCCCCCAACGCTCGCCCACGTCACCATGACCAAGCCCGCTTGGCCAGTGCCTTGGAGCGGAGGCGAGGCCGCCACGGCCGCCGGCACGGGCAGCGACACCGGCCGACGCAGATAGTAGGTAGAGGGCACCGCCCTCGACCCCCTTAGCCGATCTCGCGATAGATGACGCCGAACGCCCAGCCGGTCAGGGTGCCCGGGGCGCCGACGAATTGATGGAAGAAGCCGGACGTGCCCCCCGGCATGAACACGATGGTTTCCGGCGGCGTGGCGACCCACAACCAGCCGTTCAACACGTTGAAGTTGTCCGGATAGATGCCGATTTCGGTACCCGCCCCCGACGCCGAACTGTTGATGCCACACGTGCCCGCCGCCCCGGTGGTATTCCCGGCGAGGTTCGCGGTCGGATCCCCCAACTTGAGCTTCGACGGCGTGTTCGAGGTGAGCGTCGGAAACGCAGTGACCTTCGTGCCCAGCCGCACGCCTTGCTGCGCCGAGGTGGCGTTCGCGTTTTGACTGACCCAGCAGCGCAGGATTTCGAAGCCCGGCACGCCCGCACCGCCCGCCGACGGATTCAAGAAGACGAGTTGCGCCGTGGCGCCCGAGGTGACGGTAATCGACTGCGCATTCACCGAATATTCACGCGCCATCGCTAGACTCCTTGTGTGGCCTGTGTGCGGCGCCCCAAATAGACAAAGTGGTGCGCGGGGTTTTCGTAGTCAATTTCCTGCCCGGTGCGCACATCGAAATGGCGGAAGCGTTCGACCTGCGCGGTGCCCTGACAGACGGGACACTCGATGGTCAAATCGTCTCCGCCGCGCGAGTAGCCGAGCCACATGCGCCCGGGCTGCGCCTTGAAGTCGCGACACGCCACGCAGGGCATCCAGCCCACCGGCACCGCCACGAAGGGCACGATCTCGGTGGCCATTATGCCGGGGTCTTGGGCGGCAGCAGCGTCCAGCCGTCCGCGAAGGCCGCCTCACATTGCTCCGGCGTATCGACGCGGCGCTGCGGCACGCCCGGTTTGTGCAGCAACCGCGGGAGCTGATGCGGATACGCGGCCGGCACGACCGGCGTCGGCCGCGGGGCCTCCGTCGAGTGATAGCCCTCTTTCGTGTCCGGCGCCGGCTGCGATTCCCGAAATCTCGCCATAGGAGCGTCCTGCTGCGCGGCCGAGAGGACCGCCATGATCCACTCGGCCGTAGTCACGTCTTTAGGTTGATCATCACCTTTCGGTGTAGAACAGCGAGAACTCGTAGGCACCCGCGCCGGACTGCGCGAGCCCATCGATCGAGAGCGACCAGTTCGTTTTCGAGGGGCACGCCATCGCCGGCATCGCGATATGCCCCGCCATGATGGTCGTGCCGCTCGTCGCCACGCCCGCCGGGAGTCCCGGCACCGTGCCGCCGAACGTGATGAAGTAGCTGTCCTGTACCACGCTGATGACCGACCGCGCCTGCACATGCCAGAGCTTGCGCGGCAACACGCCCGTGATGACGAGCGCGCCCGCATGCCAGATGCCGCCGCCGATCCCCGAGACGCCGCCATTGGTATTGACCTGCGTGATCGCCGTGCCGCCGCTGGTCCAGGTGCTCGCGCCGCTGCCCTGGTCGGACCAGCAGAGGAATTCGGTGGTGGTCGCGCCCGCGCTCGGCGCCGTCGCCACGCGCACCCACGCGAACCGCGGAATGATCGTCAAGCTGCCGTTGTTGAACACGTGCAGGAACGGCAAGAGCGAGGTGGCCCCGATCGGCGCCGCATTGCCGGTGAGGCCCGTGCCGGTCGTGGCGTTCATCACCACATAGCCGGAGCCTTCATCCGCGAACGCGGCGTTGTCGGCGCCGAAGCCGTAGGTCGCGGCTTCCCCATACATCCCGGTGCGCGAGGGGAGCACCGCCTGCGTGCCATCGGCCGCAATCGGCGCCGAGGGAATGATGCGATTGACAGACATGGATCCAACTCCTCACAAAAACTGCGTTACACCGGCGTGATGATTGGCGCGCGCTGGCTGAGATCGTCGCGGCTCACGGCCGATGTCGGCGCCCAAATGTTCGATTGCGGTTGCCACCAGCGATTCAACGCACCCGGCCCCGCCTCGTCGCCCTGCGCGACCCAAATGACGCCGGTTTTGACGTTGATCCAATACGGCTGCGAGCCCGGCGGCGGTACGCCGACCGGATCCACGGTCTGAAAGAACGAGGACGGCCCCGTATAGACGGTCGCCCCGACGCCGTGCGTCGCCGCACGCCCGGTGCGCGTCACGAACACGCCCGGCAGATTCCCCGTGAGGATCGAGACCTTGGGGTAGGCGCGCGTCGGCAGCACTTCCTGGTCAATCAGGAGGAGATCGCCGATGTTGATGTTGGCCACGCTGGCGAGGTAAATGAACGTATCACTCGTGGCGACCCCGCTCGTCAGGCTCGTTTTGTTCGGGATGATGGACGGCATCAGTACGACCCATTCCATTTGCCGGACACGCCATTCCAGCATTCATAGAGGATTTTTCCGACGACGGCCGTCGACGCGACATTGATGTTGCCGCTCGTGCCCGTCGTGAACACCCCCGTCGGTTCGAGCGCCAAGCAATTGCCCGACAACCACCCAGCCGGCACGACAATCGTGTTGACCGCCGTCGTGCCGCTGACCTGGAAATAGGTGCCGGTCGGCGTAATCGAGGTCGCCGACGCGACGACGCTGCCGATCGTTTGCACGCCCACGGACGGCGCCGTTTGCGTCCACTGCCCCGACGTGCCGACGCCGAGACAATCCCAGAGGCCCCCGACATCGGAGCCCGCGAGGCCAATCAGGCCACCCACGATCGTCGGCACATAGGCCAGCGTCGTGCGCGTGCATTGCCCAGACGGGATGTAGGTGAAGAAGGCGCCCTGCGGGGCAAACCACACCGTCGCGCCGGAGATATGCGACGCCGCCCGACTCGCTTGCTGCCCTCGACTGACGGCGGCCACTTTCGTCGTGGTATTCACCGTGCGCAGGGTCAGAATCTCGCGATCGATGAGCACATACGTCTGCTGCGCGGTGGTGGTGGCCGTGAAGCCGGTCGTCGCCGTCAGCGTGATATTCGTGCTCGACGTGTCGCCCAGGGCGGCCGCCAGCGTCGTGGACGACAGCGTCGTTTGCGCCCTGGCGCTGACCGTCATCGCCAGGAGGCTCAGGAGCATGAGGCGAAGGGTGCGTCGCATGGTTAGGAACTCAGCACCGCAACGGCCAGGTTGTCGCTCCAGAGCGACCCGAAGCCGATGCAGGTGTCCCACCGATTGATCCACCGGCGCCCGATCGGGTCAAACGCCCGCACAAACGCCAGCGGAATGCCCGTTTCGTCATCCTTGAGCTGCTCGGAGATTTCGACCGACCCCTTCTTCGGATTCTCGAACTCGACGCCGACTAGGGCGAAGGCATCGGTATGCGCGGCGAGTCCGACCGTGCCGATGAGCCCGTTCGGCGACACGGTGCCAGGGAAGAGCGTCAGCGCCGCGCCCGCCAAGGGAAGCGCGTCCACATTCTGATACTGCGACCCCGGCCCGTAGAGCGCCGGCGAAATTGACAGCGTCGCCGCCGACCCCGCGCCGACGGTGGCTTGCAACACCACGAATTGCCGCGTGTTCGGGCCGACTTTCCGCCGCGTGCGCGGGTTGGTCGGATTGACGGCCGCAATCGCGAACTTGTCGCCCTGATTGAACGTGTCGCCGGTCGTGCAGGTCACCGCCAGCGTCGTGTCCCCTTGATTCGAGCTCGTGGCGACCGTCACGGCCGCTGCCCAGGTGCCCGCGGTGTGCTGGTAGAGCGAGACCGACTCATACCAATCGAACCCATCGCCCGATCCGACAATGCCCTCGCGGAACTGCTTGCTGATGTCCGTGACCGGGTTGAAGTAGGAAATCGCCGACGCCTTCAAGGCCCGCATGACGGCCGGCGGCACAAACATCGCGCGGTCTTTGCCCGCGGGCATGCCGAGCTCGATGAGCCGCTCGCGCGCGGCCGCGGAGGCGACATCGAACGTCGCCGGATTCGTGCCGAGAATGCCGACCACGTTGCTGGTATTGAGCCGCATGAAATTGCAGCACCGGCTCTCGATTTCCTGCGCCATCTGCGCGACGGCCGGCTCCAGATACTCGCGGCGGAGGAGCGCTTCGCCGCGCTCCATCTTCACGGCTTTCTCGAAGCTGTCCCAGCCGAAATCGACGCCGAAAATCTGGTTACAGCTGACGGTCGTGTTCCGGCGGTTGATGCCCTGCTCGGTGTAGGCCAAGCCGTCCCGAATCAGGTATTCCTGCGGGAATTTGACGCGCACGGTTTCGCCGGGGGCGAAGTCATGCTCGAATTCCTTCTGGACTTCGGTGTTCATGATCGCCGCGACGGCGAGCTTGTTGATGAGCAGGTCGAGCGATTCCTGCATCATCCAATCGACGATTTCAAAGCTGTTGACGGCGCAGAACACCGCGGTCTCGGCCGCGACAAAGTGCCGGAGCACGAGCGCCGACACGCACGCGGCCAGGGCCGAGATCCCCAGGCGCCAGGTCGGTCGCTGTTGTTTCGCAAAGCGACTTGTTCCACAATCCCTCACATGAAACCATGTTCGAAATGTGGGCAACCGCAGAACAGAAAAGGGCAGCGTTACTGTCGAGCGTGTCATGCGGCCTATATGCGGTCGCATCGCCCAACTTTTGCGGAAATGTCTGTGGAGGCCAGACATCGGCATCGCGTTCGACAACGCACGTTGAGGCAACAGCAACGAGGTAAACGTGCTACCGGTCCGTGCGAGAAATGCGGCAATCCAGCGGAAAACCACCATCCAGACTACGACCAACCTGAGCTGGTGCAGCGGTTGTGCCGAGCTTGCCACCGTGCGATCCATTCGACGGTAACGCCCTGACAAGAAGTGGAACATAGGGAACCTGCTAACGGCCCATTTGCGCGCGTTTTTCCGCGAGGCGGATGGCGCGGTAGGCGCTGGTATCTTTGTTGCGAATGGCTGCCGCTTTCGGGTCCGCGGCTTCCGTCGGACGCGATCCGAGCGTCTTCGGCGGCGCGGGGGCAGAGGTCAGGGTTTTCGGCACGACGGCCGGCGGCGCAGGTGTCGCAGTCGCCCCTTCGACTTTCGCTTCGAGCTTCCCGTATTCCTGCGTCATCCACGAGATGTGCGCGTTCGTGCGCACGGGCGTCTCGGGCAGAGTCGCGAGATGCGGCGGCAAGGCACACAGGCGACGGAGGTCGTCCATGTGCGTCGAGAAATACTGGAGCATCTTTGGCGCTTGCGGCGAGAGGTAGACGAGCTCGCCGATGACGTTGATCGGCCCCGCAGGTTCGGCCGCGGTGCCATCCGGATTCCGCTTCAAGGCGTCGAAGGGCTTCAGTTGGGTTTTGACGATGGGGTCGAGGCTGTCGAGGAAGGTCGGATCCGCCGCTTTGGCGGCCGTCAGCTGATCGACAAACCCCTTGAGTTGTTGGCCGCGGGCGTCGCGCGTGGCCTCAAGTGCGCCGCGCTGGCGCTGCTCGGTGGCCCGCTGCTCGCCCATGAAGAGCTGCACGGCGGCCGCGTGCTCTTCGAGCGTGTCAAAGTCGGCGATCTTCGGGTAGTCCGCCATCGCCGCATAGCGCTTGGCGTCGGCTTTCCGATCGGGCGGCG